AACCACAAAAGTAGTTTACATGAGCACAATTGTGATCTAACGTATGTACACACCACATGTAACACCGTAGAACACGTTATTTAACTGGAGATATTGCGTTATGCATACTGAAAATGCAAACAGCCAGAACGCATTTGACTTAGTGCAATCTCAAGATCTTATTGCCAATGTCGCAGCGATTTTGATGCCAGCCATCAGCGAAGCGGTAAACGACGCCGTAAACAAAGCCGTCACGCTCGCCACATCCCCAACAATGTCCAAACAGGACTTTGCTGCAGCTAACCGCATTAGCCTGTCAGTACTGGAGAAATGGATTGCTAACGGGGTTGTGCTGCTCGCCCCTACCCCATCTTTCACCTATACGCAGAACCGTACCAATCGTAAGACCGGCGAAGTGGTAGAAACTACCATGACGAAACATGGCAATCCGCTTATCAATGTTGCTGCATGGCGTGAGAAAAACCGCCAGCAGGCAACCAAATGCCGCTACATCAAACCATAACTTGATTTTGCAAGTTAAGAAGGGTCTGAGCATGTTTGATTTCAAGGTTTCTACCCATACCCATTACGACGATGCCTGTCGCAAATTCGCGTTAGCTCACAACATGGAAGACGTCGCTAAGCAGTCCGGCATGCGTGCGCAAACGTTGCGTAACAAGCTGAATCCAGATCAGCCACATCAGCTTACCGTCTTAGAGGTTTTAGCCCTTACCGATGTCACTGAGGATGCAACGTTGGTTGATGGCCTGCTGGCGCAAATCCATTGCCTCCCCTGTGTGCCGGTAAACGAAGTAGCTGATGAAAAATTTCCCCTTTATGTCATGAAAGCCACCGCGGAAGTGGGCCAATTAGCAGCAGGCGCAACCTCTACAGAACCTATGACAGCCAACTGTAAACGTGGCCTGCTGCAAAACGTTAATAGCGGTATTCGCTGCTTAACACTGGCTGCAATGGCGGTACAGGCGCGTATTCAGGCTTACCCAGCACTGTCCTCAACCGTCGATGCCATCAGCGGTATCAGTGCATCATTTGGCATGAGTTGAGGGGGAATCATGATCTCACTGGCTGCAAGGCTCACACGCCAAAGCCCATCTATGTCTTACGGGCACGGCTGGATCATGGGAGAAAACGGTAAGCGCTGGAATCCAGTAACGCCGTCAGCTTTAGAAGTCAAAGCACAGGCATTACCCAAGAGGAGCAAATCATGGCTATCGAAGGCGATTCCATGCTGGTCGAACTGACAGCCGGTCAACGTGTTGCCGCGCTGAATCATGTTGCACTGCTTCGCTCGCAACTGATGGGCGGTAATTGTGAAAAAGACGTAGCCCGTTTTATTGCTGAAATGCGCGATGTGACTGACAGCAATTATCAGGATAACAGGCGTGCTTTAAGTGCCATTTTCTTTCTGGCAAACATCGGTAAAGACCGGCACTCAGCCGATTTTACTGATCTCACTACTGATGAAAGAAACGCGTTGATTCGCGCAATGAACCACCTGAAAGCCATTGTGAGTTTGTTTCCCAAACGAATGACTCTTTTAAGCTAAATAACCCAAAGCAATTAATTGGCGTAAACCCGCCGGGATTCGCTTTGCCTGAAGAAAGGAAAATCACATGCTGAATAAATCACCTGGTACCAGTAAACCTGCTTCATATATTGAACTCGATATGATGCTGAATGATGCGCGCAAGGAAGAGCGTCTTGCTCGTGCAGAACTTATGGCCTCACGCCTCAATGTATTGGCATGGAAGATCCGGAGTGATGGAATGACACACATCGAAGCAGCCGAGCTACTTAATCAGGAAGCGGAAAAAATCCAGGCTCAGATTGAGGAGGCGCACTAATGGCTGACTCAATGGACATCGTGCAGCAGCGCACCGATGAAATGCTGGCTCGAAATATCGCCAATATCGTCAATCGAGCGCCTGCTATAAGCGCCTCATTTTGTGAAGACTGTGATGCCCCAATTCCTGAAAAGCGCCGCCGCGCGTATTTGGGTGTAACTCGCTGTGTTTCCTGCCAGGAAATTGAGGAACATCGCAATAAACACCGGCAGGGTAATGCCTGATGCAAGAGGAATTTGCTTACCCGTGGAATGCTCCACGGGAAGCCATCGCCAGCCCCTATCCCACCTATGAGGAAATGCGCAGCCGCAGTCAGATGATTGCGGCTTTAGTGCGTGCGCAGGAGCTACTTGAAAAGCAGCCGACTGTGATACAGCTCGACGTTAAACGCCGCGTTAGTGATCTGGAAAAGACACAGGGAACAGCCCGCGCCAATGCGTACTTAACAAAAACATTTGTTGAGCGCACATTGCCACGCGTTGAAACCGTTAACGCTCAATATCGTGTCGGCGTAATGAAGGGGAGCACATGAAAGTTACTCGGGGGTAACGCAACTGAGCGTGACAACACGGCTGTAGCAGGTGGTCAGCTTTTCAATCTAATGCGCCGCTTCAACCGACTGCCTGACATGGCGCGCACCGACGTCGATCTACTGGCCGGGGATGTTGCTAATTTCATCCTCGCCGAGCTGGTGCAGGCGCACGCGCATGCCAGCGACGAGTCAGATTACAAATACACGCACCGTGTTTACATGACCGCTGCCACCATCACCCGCGAGCTGAGCCAGACGCCTCCACTGTGGGAAAAGGTCACGTCGCGTCTTTTTGCCCCGGAGGAAGTTACTCCGGCAATCCTGCGTATGCAGACGGAAAAGTGGTGGAAAGGCAGGCTGCGTCGCGTGGCCGCATCATGGCGTGAACATCTTCAGATTGCCCTGGCTAACGTCAGTAAAAAGCACACCCCCTACGCCAGCACCATGACCGTTTCAGAGTGGCGTGAGCAGAAGCGCCGTACCCGTGAGTTTTTAAAGGGAATGGAGCTGGAAGACGAGGAAGGCAATCGCATCAGCCTGATCGAGAAATATGACGGCAGCGTGGCTAATCCGGCGATCCGCCGCTGCGAGCTAATGACCCGCATTCGCGGCTTTGAAAACATCTGCAACGAGATGGGCTTTATCGGCGAGTTCTACACGCTGACTGCCCCTGCGCGCTATCACGCCACAATAAAAACTGGCCATCGCAACCGTAAATGGAACGGTTCCAGCCCGGCCGACACGCAGCGTTATCTCTGCAGCGTATGGCAGAAAATCCGCGCCAAGCTGCACCGCGAAGAAATCCGCATCTTCGGGATCCGCGTTGCTGAGCCTCATCACGACGCGACCCCACACTGGCACATGCTGATGTTTATGCGCCCGGAACAGGCTGAGCGCGTGCGCGAGATTATGCGCGACTACGCCTGGCAGGAAGACAGCAGTGAGCTGACGACCGACAAGGCCCGTAAGGCCCGTTTTCACGCCGAGGCTATCGACCCGGAGAAAGGCAGCGCAACGGGTTACGTTGCTAAATACATTTCAAAAAATATTGATGGTTATGCGCTCGATGGTGAGACAGACGACGAGAGCGGCAAAGATCTGAAAGAAACTGCCTCGGCCGTTTCCGCCTGGGCGGCACGCTGGCACATCCGGCAATTTCAGTTTGTGGGCGGCGCGCCGGTCACGGTTTACCGCGAACTGCGCCGCATGGCTGACAGCGAAACCGCGCATGGCTTGAGCGTTGAGTTTGCCGCCGCGCATGACGCAGCTGATGCAGGAGACTGGGCCGGATACGTTAACGCGCAGGGAGGCCCGTTCGTGCGCCGCGATGAGCTGGCTGTGCGCACCTGGTATCAGGCAAGCGAAGGCATGAACGAGTACGGAGAGGAAACCGTGCGTATCAAAGGTGTTTACGCAACTGAAGTTGGCGACGATACGCCGATCTTAACCCGCCTGATGCAGTGGAAGATTGTTCCGAAACGTGCCGTTGATTTGGGTGTTGAATTTAAGGACGCGTTCGCGTCCTCTCGGAGTTCTGTCAATAACTGTACGGAGCCAACAGGTTCTGAAGCAGCTATCGATTTCACAAAGCACCCTACTCGCGCCGAGCGAAGAAGGATCATTAAGCAAATAAGAGAAAAGCCAGCGCAGGAGCAACCTGAGCCGGACAAATATCACACTGAACTAAGTCATTGCACAGAACGGGAAGCCTTGAAAAAGAGTTTCTTCGAGATCTACAGGTTAACACTGTCCGACGGTGAAGCTTTACGCATGATGAAAGGCCACACAATTAAGGTTGGGGAGCTTACTTACTGGAGCGGTACAAGCGGCTATCTCTTTCATAGACGGCGCAAAAATCCCACTCCATTAAAGCGCTTCATAGCGCTCGCGAGAAAAAGAGGCATACAGCTGCCTGTTTAATAAAACGGCAGTCGGACTAATCTGAGCCGCACGATTCTTTACGACTTGAAGTCACCATGATACTGTTTATACATACAGTATATTTTGACTAGAGGGAGTTAATCATTTGATGAACATAGATAATCTAAGTGAAACGGTCGCACGCATTCAGTTCATTGCCGACGTATCACTGATCGCACACTGCAAAGAAGATGAACTAAAAATGGCACTGTCGATGATCAGTGACATGGCAGGGACAATCGACACAGCTATTTTCGAAGCCGCTATATACTGTCAGGCAGAATGATTAAGACCTCCTTCCCTACCTTTCACTAGCCACCTTTCAGGTGGCTTTTTGCTGCTGCATACAAGTGCATATGGTTGCATGAATCTGCATGATCGAAACTGGATCGCTAAGCGTCTGTAAGACCAGAGCTGGCGCGTTCAGAGGTTGTACATGCACATGCATGAAAAGCGATGCATAAAGCGGGCAGGCGTGGCGGGGATAGCATTGCGCGCGGGTAGGACAAACATGTTTGAACATGGTATCTTTACTTTTTAAGGCATTGAAGTTTAAAATAATTGATGATTTTCGAATTTACTATATGGTTACTGACTATTTCAATAAACATTACCTAGTAGCGATGGCACTATGAAAAACCTATCAGATGTTTTACAAGTCGATAAAAAACTTCGTACTTTCGGAGTGCATGCTCAGGAAATTTCTGAGCAATTAATACATTTATTGACGGCCCTCATGAAAAAGGAGCAAAGCAATCAGAAGCATCGAGATTTATTAATCTCACTGACCCAAGATAAACAAAATGAGATATCGGCTGAAGTTAATTCAATAATTTCTGAATTAAAAGAAATTAAAGCCCAATTGAAACAAGACCCCGACAATGATATTGCAAAAGCTTCATACGAACAAAAACATGCCGAACTTGACGCCGTCGAATTAAAGCGAGCCAATTTAGCGGAGACATTAAAAGAAATGCGTTCCATGGTCGAAACGGATAATGTGATTGGAGCCGATGTCGAAGGTGTTTTGAAATCACTTAAGAAATATAACAATAGTTTCTCAGAAGACTTTATATCGGCGTTGCATATCCTCGGAAAAATCAAGGGTGGCCAAAATGAGTAATCAACCCTCATCTTTTGATGAACTTTTAGCCGAATTGAAAGACATTGATGAACAAAAAGAAAAGAATGACCAAGCTGTTTATAGAACCTCTTGGGAAAGAACCGCAGCAAAAGAAAGTGGAACCAGAAGTGGGCTCACATATTTATATATTGTAAGTTTCTTCATGCTAATAATCTTGGGTGGATTGTTTGTTCTTTTGTATAATTCCTATGTAGTGGAATGGGCAATAAAATTGCAAGGAAAAGGGTTAGTTCAGGTAGCAGATAAAATCATTCCACTGGAACTCGACAAGGTTCTTTCAATACTCATCGGAGCTTTTGGGACCTCCTTAGGCTTTATAATTGGTTATTATTTTAAAGAAAGCCAACGAAAATAACGCCTGCTAGCAGGCGTCATCATTATATAAGTTCATAAGGCTTGAAACTAACAACATCCAGCCCAATCCAATCGTTTATTTCCTTCATTCTCTCCTGCAGCGGAGTCAGTTCGTTACGCACAAACACCTGTGCCGCTTTCACCGCATCACCGAATCCGCCGGAGCTGTCCGGGATAATCCCCATCATCTGAGGCGGCACGCGGTGCGCGCTGAGCAGGTCGTCGCGGCTGGCCTTCTTGATGTTAAAGAAATCGTCTTTCGTCGCCACTTCACTGAGCGGCAGAATCTTGATCCCGTCCGGCTTACCGTTTGGCGCGTACATGAACAGGTTGCGGAAGTTACCCAGCCCTTTCGTGTCGCGCATCGCCTGGCGCATCCGGTCAACGTCGCTGCTGCTCTGCGCCGCATCGGTCATGTACAGGATGTAACCGGCGTGCGCGCCGTTCTGGTAATACTTGCGGCGGAACAGCGTCGCCGCCTCATTTAGCCAGGCGGAGTTAAGCGCGCTGAGGTATTCCGGCAGGCCGTAAAGCTCCTGATTGATATCCGGCTCCAGCAGGTGAAACACGCTGCCGGCCGAAAATTCGTGCGGCTCTTTCCAGTCATTCACAAACCAGTAAACGCCATCCTTCATGCCTCTGCGGGTAAATTTGGCCGGGGTGGTTTCAAGGCGCAGCGGCTTACCCAGGCCATTGCGGCGCAGCTCGGCAAAGGCGTTACCGAAAACCAGATAATCCAGCGCAAACTTGCTGAACTCCTGCTGACTCATCATCGGGTGCGGAATAAACGTGGAGGCCAGAATGTTGCGCTTCACGTAAATAGGCGAGCTGTGATGCACGGCCGAGCGCAGGCTTTTCGCCAGCCCGCTAAAGCTGACCGGCGGCTCAAACCAGCGCCCGTTACCGATGCACTCGGCGTAATCCAGAATGTCGCGCTTATCCATGACCGGCGTCGGATCACCAAAGGTGAACGCCTCGGCGTGCTGCTGCGGTGCGGTTGCCTGTACCGGCTGCGCGGTGGCGATGTGAGCCTTGCGGCCTCTGCGTTTGCTCATCAGTAAAATTCCAGAATAGAGGGGTTAGCGCCGCCGCTGGCTGCGGTGAGCGGTTCGTTTAACAGTGCGTGCATGATGGCCCAGGCGACGTCAGCGTGGCTGGCCTCTTCACTGCGGCTCGCCTCATAGGTAGAGCGGTTGCCGCTGGCCGTCATGGTTTTGCGGATAGCCATAAACGACTGCGTGATATCCGTCGCCCCGGCGTCATACTCAAGCCGCCCGCTGCTGATGGTGTCTTTTGCCTTCAGCACCATTGCGGTTTTCACTTCCGGTGAGTATTTGATT